GTTTTGCACCAAAACCCGAGAAAATATTGCTCAATTTCTGCATCACTTCCTCAGGAGATTTTTCAACTTCATTTGTGAATACTTCACGCATAAAATCTGTTGGTTGGTAGGGTTTCGGTTTTTCTTTGTCATCCCTGGCAGTGTTGGCAATCATACTGGTGACAGTGGCCATGCGATATTCATCCTGAAAAGCCCCAAAAGGCTCTAGGCTGAAAAATGCAATCCACTCATCCAATAATCTTGACGGCATATTTTCCATCATTCCATCCACATCCCATTCACCAACAGCCAGCGCCAGCCGGAAAGCAAATCGCCTTCGCTGGCGCTCCTTCAGTTTTTTGTGATCTCTTCCAGATCATTCTCGGTGATGCCGGATAACCTGGCAGCCACATCATAAATACGATCGATCACCGCAGCACTTTGCCCGCCGATCGCCAGCACATCCTCATCCGTGAAAACCAATTCACCGGAATCAGGATCGATCACAGAAGCCGCAACCAAACGCGCTCTGGCATTCTGCAGCCTCAGTTTCATCTGCCCTTTGCCAGCATCCTGCAGGTTGGATTGCTCCCACTTATCACGCGCAGAGGACATCAATTCCTTCACGCGCACCTTCGCATCCCATTCCGGAATCTCCACATCCTCAAACCGCACCGGTCTCTTTTTCAGGAACTCTTCCTTCGTCAAATATTTACTCATTGTTTTTCCTTTTCCTTTCATCTTTTCCTAAATCCTGAATCCTCAAACCTATGAGGAATACTTCTCCACCAGCTCCACAAAATGTTTAGGATCGAATACAGAACCAATCATCCTCTCCTTCCAACTCTTCCCCACATCCTTGCTGATCACCCGCTGGATCAACTTCATCATTTCAGGTCCACAGCGCGCATTCTCAGCCTCGGCCGGGTACTTCATCAGGTCACGGTATTTCTCATAATTCTTGGCAAAGCGCATATTCTTCATATCATTGCCACTTTTTGGCACCATCTGATCACCAAACATTACCAGCGGTTTTCCACGGGCAACAGCCATATAAGCCAGAGTCTGGTGGCCAAAGACCACATCAGCTGCATCAATATCAGCCAGAGCATCTTCAATTTCTGTTTTTCCCAGCTTCCAGCTCACACCGGATACATGCCATAATCCATTCAGATCTGCGCGTTTCACATGCCGAACTTTCACCTTGATTCCAGGGGTCATGATCAGTGTGGAGTACACACTGGCATTAATCGCTTTATCAATTGGATGCAGGAATCCATTATTATTCGGATGAATCGGTGCAAATAAAACATTGATATTTCTTTCCTTTTCCACTTTCTTAAAAGGTTTCTGATCGCAGAAGATCCAGCCAATTGCCTCTGTCGGGATCGGGTAACCATAACGCCGCATCACTTCGCCATGCTCTTCCGTGGAAGTAAACATTACTCTGGCATGTGGCCAAACCGGATACATTCCATCCCACTGCAGGTTCGGCCTGGCAGCATGCGGAAACATCATCACCGGCATGCCATGTTTCTCCAGCTCCACCAATGGTGACCTGAAACCGATTCCACCAGGTCCCACATCATGATCAAAGAGAGCGCATTTCACACTCGGATGAATGGCAGTCCCGGAACGCGTCCAACCGGCATCAATCAATGCCTGAGCCAGCTTATGGCTTTTGTTCTGGTGATTGGTCATGTAAAATACTTTACTCATCAAAGTACCTTCATCCGTTGCAATAATCCGTTCGAATGATCCATCCACGTGATTCCAGCCTGCTTCATCAATGGCTTCAAATCGCGCATATAATCTGCAGTATCTACCCACTGCCAGGTGGTTTTCAGATCCATATATTGCACAAATGACTTTTCACCAAAGTACTGGCCTGGCTTATACGTCTCCGGATATTCATACCAGTGCTGGGTTTTTCCAAAACACAGATCAAAACCGATTGTGTGGATCTCACCAGTGCCAAGAATACCGGCCAGGTGAAACGCCTGCAGCGCCACCGTTCCGATTCCAAGTTTGGCAACATCTACCCCGCGTGTACTGGCAGGACCGTTCAACAAACCTTTGCCAAACTTCCGCAATGAGAAATCATCCGGCAGTTTGGAAACCGGCAACCCATACCCACGATTCACAGTAATGACATTGTTTTGATCGCTCAATAGATGTACGCTGTTCTGGTTTACAAATCTCAACTTCGGACCCAACCTTTGAAACATTTCCATTACTGGTATATAACGCGGATTTTTATGCTTTCTCGCCTGGCTAAAAGTTCTGCGCATGTTTTCAATACAAAGCCAGTAATCCAGATCCGGGATAACCGCATTCACGCCATTTACACCCAGAAGAAAATCAGGACTGATTTCTCTGGCAACTTCCTGCCAGCGCTTTCCAGAGAGACCGCCCAAAACCAGCAAAGCACGCTGGCCGGCTCTTTCTCCGGTCACGTCCTCAATTGTTTTTGGATCCTGCAGTCTCTCTGTCATAGGCTAGACTGAATCATCATCTGTGAATTCGTAGTCATCCAACGTGGCTGGACCACTCAATTTAATGGAGACATCTTGCGTGACCAGCCCATTCACCGGATATTTCTGCCCCATCTTGGTCAGATGCCCAAGGAATTCATAACCCCAGCGCCCGGTAGTTCCGGGGATGGGAGGAAGAATTCTCCAGGTGGCATTTTTAATCTCGTAATAGGCTGCTTCCAGCCCGGTAGCTGCATCATGGCTGGCATCTCTCGGGTCAAATTGAACCGAAAAATTAACTTCTCCACCATCCATCAATCCCGGCATAAATTCTTTATGCTGATCAGGACTTCTCAAGTGGGTTGCTTCAATCGATTCCCGGTTGCGTGTTGGTCCATCCAGATCAACCACCCTGGCAATCGTGGTGAATATCGAATCACCATCCATTTTCATCTGCAGAACAGTGCTATATGCCCAAATAGGTTCAGCGTCTGACATTTTATTTACTCCTCATAATATTGAAATCTATAATCCTGGCGCACAGTAAAACTCTTGCTATCCAGGTTGAAACCATCATATTCATTCTCAAGAAACACTCCCTGAATATCTACATTCGCGGATGTGTCTTTGTAACCTTCCAGAAGATTCCGGATCAGATTCGCAACCACCACAGCGTTATCATAGCTGGCAGCCTTGACGGTGATCTGGATTCTGGCAGCCGGTGTCAATGCTGGTCCCTGTTGTGAATAAGCTCTCTGGGTTGTGATCGTCTGGTAGCACACAGCAGGCAGGGCTGCATTCTGTGGAATCATCAATGGATAAACCCGCGTTCCCAATTGGGCTGCACAGTCATCATCACCGGTAATCAGTGCGTAAAGCGCTTCATCGATTCTAGCCATTCTGACTCTCCACCAATTTATCAATCTCTTTCCGGAAAACCTCTCCTGCCGCGTCCTTCGCCTGTTCTTTTTTGTTGTCGGCCGCCGGTCGCATGAAAGGCTGGGCTGGCATGCCAGGGTGTTGAACCGATCCAGTAATCACCAGACCAGACTCACCCTCAAACGCCAGCGGAGCTCCTTTAATCTCATGGTCACTCGCGCCAAATTCAAAAAAGCGTAGATACCATTGCTCTTCATCAAAGCCGATATCCACTTCCGCGGTACCATCACCCAGCATCTGATTACCCAGAAAGATGGCAGCGCCACCCGGGGATAATCTTTGCATCTCATCCCGGATCGGATCAGCACCAGCCTCGGCTGAGGTCATCAAAGCCCCTCTGGCTTTGCCTTTCAGCATCTCCAGCTTGGCTTTCAATTCCTTGTCACCTTCCAGCCTGATCTTAGAGACTTTCGTAGCCATCAGATATCACCTCATCCACCAGTTCTTTACACATCAAATTCAGCTCAGTTCCTTTTTCCTTCACGTTCGCAACACTTACAATCTCAAAATAACGGGATCCAAACTCCACCCGCATTCTGGGAAGTGGTTGTTTGTCCGGTTGGTGCCTGAGTCTGATTCGGGTATCCACGTCCGCCTGAATCTGTCTGGCTTCCAGATACTCCCTGCCGCGTAATGGTTCAATACTCGCCCAGGCTGAAAAGTGATCAGCCCAGGTGATAACCTCTTCCCCATTGTCAGCACGGGAAATCTGCTTATCCTGAATCGTGATTCGATGCCGTAACCATCCAGCCTGCATCAGTACGTTTCCTTCCATACTTTCTCACTGGCCAGCAGAGCATTCACGCCCGCCGGTAAAACAACCGGAGTCAAACCACTAGAGATGATCACCTCCTCGCGATTCTCGTACAGGTGCCCAATCAGCAGCAGCATGGCTGCCTTGATTTTGTATGACACTTCAGCGGCTGTTAACCATCCCGCTTTAAATTGAATCCTTACCCCACCGCGCTCATACAGAGTCACACTCGGCCAGTTCTGACCTTTTTTAAAGAAAATCCGGCCAGGTTCGCTGTAGGTATCCGCATCATAGACCGAATTGGCAACGGTAGATTCCACACCGGAATCATTCATATATTTGATCGAAACAATCGACTGCAGCGGAGCTTTCGGCATCTTCAATGGCATGCTCGGCCAATTATCCAGCCTGAGTTCCCATGTCTGAGTCAGCAATCCACGCCAGGTGGCATCTTCCACCAGCTCGCGCGCAACCTTGATCAGATTCGTGATCAAACTATCTTCATCCGTGTGATCCACGCGTAAATGCAGTTTAGCCTCGGCCAATGTTACCGGTTCAATGATTGGGGCAGTAATCAATTTCAGCGCCATATTTACTTCTTTCCAGCCTTCGTCTGGGATGACTTTGTAACCGGCTTTTTGGTTTCCTGTTTTTTGCTATCAGCTGTCAGCTTATCATCCCCTTTGGGGAGTGAGCCATGAGCTAATTTTCCTTTTTCTCTTGTAACTGCCTTTTCCGGAGCTGCCAAAGTTGCATCTTCCACCAGTTTCTTTAAGCTGTTTTGATACTTTTTTTTCAACCCAGGAACTTTCAGCTCATCCAGATCAATTTCGGGTTTCGGCTCATCCGGCAGTACTTCCACAAATCCGGCTTTCACCCAGTCCACATCCTCAGGCAATTCAATGATTTCATCAACGCTGGCACGCATCCGCGGCTGGTTGCTCACAAAACTCCTCAATACTTTAGCTCTCATGATTCTCCAATCAGATCCTGGCCGGATCGGATTAACCACCCATCCGGCCAGATTCACTAATTACTGATTAAGATCCACCAGCAGGGTGCACGCCGTAGCCAACAGCTCCGGCAATCAATACACCATATACAGCCCGGAAGCTGTATTTCAGGATGACCAAACCATCCACGGTGTACGGATCACGGATCAGGCTCAATGCGGGTGCTTCACGCATACCCACGTAGTACCAGTTTCCAAAATAAATATCTTTGGCTTCGGCTGCGGTGGCAGCTGCCTGATTGGAATAATGCACCGGATAACCTTCCAGCAATCGTTTTCCATCGCCTGATGGAGGTGCATACATTCTTGCATCACCGGTAATGGATTTGATGTTGCCCAGGGTGCTGGGTCGCATTACCCAGTGAATGGATCCACCATCATCCATGTAATACCCGAGGGTATCGTTGTAGACAATGTCCTCAATTTCACCGGCTGCTACTGCAGTGGCTGAGGCAAATGTTTTCAATGCTGTTCCATTGGCAGCAATCTCAGTTAAGAGCATGCTGTTATGGGTCACACCAATCGCACGCCCCATATGATCTGCAATGAAAGACATCAGATTCACATCTTCATCTTCCAGCAACTCCTCGGTCAGCTCCAGTTTTTTGGTTTTCTTTGCCAGTGTGAAATTCTTTGAACCAAAAACAGGGGTATCCCGGGTGTATGTTTGCGCATGCGCATCATCCTGCTCGGCAGTTGCGGCTAATGCTTGTGGATCCGCATTTTCGAAAGGATAAGGAACAGTTGTCCCTTTTCCGGGGATCATGCGAACGCCTAAGCGCTCAGCCAATCGGATTTCATTCCGGCGCATAGCTATCTGACCAGGCCATCCGGTTGGTACAGCGTACTTTCCATCGGCATTGGTGGTGATGTTCATGGTGCTATCAACAACAGCACGGCTTTCCAAACCGGTAGGAATGTGAATTCTTACTTCCTCTTGCCCTTTATCATCCTGAGCGAGTAAACCACGAACTGCCCCTCTATCGCCTTTCTTTACATACGCAGCCATTGCGCGAATTTCACTATCACCCCGGTGTTCAATTAAACCAGGTGCACTTCGGCGGGCTGGCGGTTCGGAAACTTCCGGTAATGATTCCACGCGGGAAATCCGGCTTTCCAGTTGACCAGCGTCTGCAATAAATTGATCGTATTTGCCCTGTTCTTCCTGGGATAAATCACGATCTTCTTTTTCTGCAGTTTCAACAATTGCACGAGCATCTCCCAAAAGGGTGGCTCTGCGGTCACGTAATTCTCGTACGTTCATTTTAAACTCCTTCTTTTCAACTAAAATTTGTCTAATAGATTGAGCTTCCGCTTCCGATTTGCAATGCGCACCTGCGCTCTTGCCTCTTCATTAGCACGGTCTGCAGCCACCTGACTTTCAGCCGTGAAACTCTCAAATGCGGAGCGCACACTTGCGCTCGTTTGTGGGTATGCCGGATATGTAACCGGCGATACGTCATATAATTGGACCTCCAAGAGTGTTCTCACAGTGCGATTCTGCACTTTCTCCCATTGGTCCTTGATGGTCCGGAATCCAAAGGACATCTGGTTGATATCCCCGCGTTTAATCGATTCCACCAGGTCTCTTGCCCACTGTGTATTCGGGACCTTCACGCGGATCCGCAATCCTCGCACATCCTCTTCCATGCTCAAAGTTCCGGAACGATTCCGACCCAATACATAATTAGGATCATGGTTGAAAAGTGCGCGGATATCATCTTTCATAATGCTCTTGGAGAAAGCACCTGGTGTGATCTTTTCAGTAAATCCACCAAGATCCTCGCTGGCAGCATTGAAAACAGCAGCATACCCGCTGATCTCCGGCTCTTCCCCTTCCACCATCCTCAATTCCTCTACCTCAAATGCTCTGCGTTCCATTTCCATCTTTCACCTCTTTTTTCCTACCAGCTACGAGCTACGAGCTACCAGCTGCAATTGAACAATCACATCCACCATGCAAAGGAGGATGCCCGATATAAGTTGTAGTTGTCATGGGACCCTCAGCCCCTTCCGGCTTGAATTCCTCTCCTGGGGAAAGAAAATTCTTACTGATTGAAATCAATCTGCCATCCATCGCCTTGCAATACGGGCAGGAATCGCCCATCGTCATCCAGCGCAATGCCAAAATTCCACTGGCCATATAAATAAACTTGGCAACTGCCCCGGCTTCACGTGTACTTTGTTCCATTGCAATCTCACCAGGTCTGGCTTCCTGCCAGTGAATTAACTCCCGATTCAAGCTCTCTTCCGGATTCTCACCGGCATTTAGAGCTTCCTGTAATGCGTTTTTCATTCGGAATAGACTGATTCCGGCCTGTCCGCTGGCAAAGTTACCGGTATAAGTGGTCACAAAGCGTTCTAAGCGCTCTTTTAAATCCTGATCATTTTGAACTTCATCCTGGGCTTCCGCTGCTATCGATTCAGCAAAGGAAAGGAAGATCGGGAAGAACTGTCGGGTCATATATTCCGTGTGTTTCAAATAAAATTCATCCAGCCACATCAGAAATTCACCGGAATCACGATATTTCAAATAACGCGTAATTGCACCGGATACATCCTGTACTTCCCTCTTGATCGTTTTCTCAGCAGTATCCAGCATCAACCGGCGATAAGCACCCGTCAAACGATGCCTCGCATTCACCGACCGGATCGCCCTGCTTTCAGTTTCATCTTGCATGGTTCGGGTTCGTGAGGTCGTGGGTTCAAATCCTTGCGTCCCATCCAAATCATTGGTTTTTTTCCTGTCAGCTTTGAGCTTTGAGCTATCAGCTTCTTGTCCCACCGGCATCATATTCAGCGGAATATACAGCTCATCCCCACCATCCACAGGCTCCATATTCTCCATCCGTCTGATATCATTTGTGCTCAGCCAGCCCCATTGTTTTCCGGTACCATAAGCGGTATAACGGCTGGTTATGTCCCCCCGCTCTAATCCGGCCAGGAGGAATTCCGGATAATTACTCAGCCGTTCCCGCTCCAGATACAAAAACTTATAGATCGATGATTCGATCCGCTTTGCCCAGGGTAAGATCGAATATTTTACAAACTCGATGCCCTGATGCTCAATATTCGTGAAGGTTGCCCGCTCCAGATCCGCAATCATGTGCGGAGGAACCCGGAAGATCCTTGCAATCTCGGTCGTCTGGAATTTGCGTATCTCCAGGAACTGCGCATCCTTCGGAGGTATTCCAACCTCATGCAGTTTCATGCCCTCTTCCAGCACGCGCATGCGATGCGATTTACTGACTCCCTGATGGTCCTCATTCCAGCTGTCTTTCATGTTTTTCAAGGCTTTTTCGGATAAACTTCCAGGGTGCTCCACCACGATTCCCGGTCGCGCATCATTATCGAAAAACTTCTTGCCAAATTCCTCAGCCGAAAGACCCAGAGAAACAGCCTTGCGCATCAACCCGATCGGAGAATAGCCATTCAGCCCATCCCCAATGCCATGCAAGTGCCAGATAATATCACTTGAAAGCCAGGTGATCTTTCCACCATAATCCTGATACTGGTATAACCGGCGCTCGCCCTCAATTTTCGATTGCAGAATATTCTGTGGGGGCAGTGGCCATAATTCAACAATTTTTCCACTGCCATCATATTCAACCTGTGAATAAGCATTTCCCCATAAAACAAGATGTTTCATCAGTACTTCGATATATTCAAAACCGGTCTGGAATGGGTTGGGGTTATTCAATACCCTGGCAATCGGCAAATCATCAGACTTTTTTCGGCCGCCATTATCCATGCGTTCATAATGATGCAGCGGTACACTGGCAACCGCTTCCGCCAGCACCCTTGCACACGCAAATACAGCCGCCATGCGCATCGAGCTTTCCGGCGTGACAATTCCCTCAGAGTTTTCGCGATTCTCCTGGACGGCTTTAACAACAACCTCCCAACCGCCCCGAGATTCAAACTCCTCCTGGGTAATACCACCCAACTTTTCAACAATCCAGCTTCTTATGCTCATATCGTTATGATTCCTCGCTCGTCATATACAGATCCGGAATTGGCATAATTCAAAGCCCGGCTCATTGCATTTGCCAATGCCACAATCGGATCGATCCTTTTAGTGCGAACCACAGACCTTCCCTTGTGTTCTTTCACAAATTTCATATTTCCGTTACCGTTTTTCGCAATAGATGCATTCCCAAACGCCCAGCGGGCAACCTGGTCATTTAAATGACTTATTTTTTCATCCCGAAAGAGCTTTTCCATCGCATCAATCGGGGTTGTCATATTTAGAAATGTTTGTGGAATATCAACGATATTAAATCCATGTTTTGACAATCTCTGCATCAACATGGCTGCAAAATGCATATCCGGATCAATCTCAATAATTTTGTAAATTTTCGATAATTCCAATATTTTGTCCTCTACCACCGTATAATCGACCGTGTTTCCATCAGTCACAGTGATCCAGCCATCCTTCTCCCACTTGTCATAAGGCACTTTGTCCCGCTCAATCCGTTCTGCCATACTTTCTCTGGGAATATAGTTCCGCCAGATTATTCTCCAATCCTGAATGCCTGCCTGGGGAGGAAACAAAAACGATAAAGACGTGAGATCGGTTGTGGAAGAGAGATCGACCCCCAGAAAACAATCCATTCCCACCATATCCATCTCATTCCATTGGCCAATGGTCTTATCGAACAAATTAATTGGTAACCAGGTCGTTAGTTTGGTCGTAATCCACTGATTCAGTCTCAGCCAGCGGAATAATCGCTCATCTGCAGGCTTAATCTTTGCTTTTTCAGCCGCTTCCCGAACAGATTCGACCTGGATAGTCACTCCAAGGGATGGATTAGCCTTAAACCAATTCTTTTCTTTATAAATATCTTCTCCATCGTAGGAGAAAATCACCGGATACCAGGTATGATCGATCCGATCTCCGGATAATAACTGCATGGCATAATCATGTTGCTCCCAACCAATCGAAACACGATCCGGATCATCACCGGCAGTGGTGATCACCCACCAGATCGGTTGCGCGCGCGCATCACCAGCTCCAAAGGTCATCACATCCCACAAATCGCGATTCGGTTGGGCATGCAGCTCATCAAAAATAACTGCAGACACATTCAAACCATGTTTGGTATATGCCTCAGCGGAAAGGACTTTATAAAATGACCCGGTAACCTTATCAAAAATCTGTTTTTTACTGGCTACAATTTTGGAACGTTTTTGCAAAGCTGGCAGCTGGTCGATCATATCCACCGCTACATCGAAAACAAGAGATGCCTGCTCCCGATCAGCCGCGCAACCGTATACCTCGCCATTTTGCTCACCATCTGCAAACAAATGATAAAGAGCAGCACCGGCTGCCATTTCGCTTTTTCCGTTTTTCTTGGGCACTTCCAGATAAACATACTTAAATTGACGGTTACCGTCCGCTTTCACCGTCCCATACACATCCTGGACAATACTTTTTTGCCAGGATAACAGTTCAAAAGGCTTTCCGGAAAATTTGCCTTTGGTGTGTTTGAGGTGCTCAAAAAACCAGACAGCACGGTCAGCGCGTTTTTGGTCAAACATTGCCGCAACCCCTGCCAGGTTGATCACCAAAACGAAAATCAAAATGGAAAAAATAAATCTTTTCATTTTTTATCATGCCCACCGGGTACATCTTTTCCATCATTTACATAATCTGTGATCTGACCGAAGAATTCACCCCAAGGGTCAGTCTTTTTATCTTCTGGCTCTTTTTGTTTTGGAGCGACTCCAGCTCGTGATCGAGGCGTGAGATACAAATGCTGTCTCATTTTGAACATAAGATCGCGTTTGCGGTCCACTCTGCCATCCAGCTTTATAATCTGATCCATCGAGCCTTGAATCTTTTCCACCATCATCACGGCTTCAACAACATTTCCCTCATCAATAAACTTGCTGTGCGCTTCAATCAGCAGCTGGTATATCCTGCGTGTGTTGGAGCGCATATCATCCAGCTCACTTACCTGCTCAGCCAGCACACAATAATCAACCAGCAGGTCAAGATCAAAGCGGGTCACAATCTCGCCCTCTGTGGAGCGATACTCGCGCATGACTCTGCGCCAGGTTTCCGCTGCAGTCTTCATCTCCCGGATCGCAGCTGGGGCATTGGTCGGCAATTGTCGCAACGGTCTCATCATCGATTCAGATTCCTCGCGTGCCTGGCTCTCGGCCGCCGTATTATGTCTCACAATCAGGGATTTTGGTTTCCTAGCGGGCATTATCTGGATTCTCCACATTGGGAAATTTTTTCGCGTTGCTCTCCCCGCGCGGTCTCGTCTCCATAGGTGCCAGAGATTGGATACCCCTTCCCCCCCCGGCCATAGATGACCTACCGAACCCTGAATCAATAGCCGCCGTCTTTTTACTGTGACAACTCTTGCACAATGGCTGCAGATTATCCATGCGGTTGGTACCACCCTCACTCAATGGGGTGATATGGTCCACCTCCGTGGCTACAACCACCTCCCCAATCTCAGCATGCACCCCCCATATATCAGAACATAGGGGTACTCTTGACAACACCAACCCCCTCAGCCTACGCCAATTGGAACCATACCCCCTGCTTGCAGCACTACCCCGCCTCAAATCATACCCCCTACCCTCAGACTTATGGGTACCACAATATGCCCCATCGCTTACCAGCTCAGGGCATCCAGGGTACTTGCAGGGTTTCTTCGGTTTACTCGGCATACTCATCCTGTGGATATTTATCCTGTGGATATTTATCCTGTGGAACTTCCAAATCTTTCATTTCTTTTTCCAGTTCAGTGATCCGATCCCGGTAGTACTGCATTCCTCGATCATTCAGTTCATGATCATCTTCGAGGATTGCCAGCATCAACCTGGCATACTCCAGCTCGATCTCTAGATCCAGCTTATTCAGCATACTAATCCTGCGGATCTTCCTTTTTCTTTCGCAGGATCTCAACCCCATCTTTCCACTTGCTGATCTCAATAATTGATTTCTCAGCAAAACTATGGTGATGATTGATCCTTTCCAATACCAGATCCTGTTTGCTGGATATCAGTTGCATCGATTGATTCAGCAGGAATATTGACTTCTGTTGCTCTTCCTGCAATCCCTTGATGAATCGATTGGTATGCGATATCAGCTCACGCTGGAAAGAGTCCCGCTTCTCCCCTTGCGCTTCATTCCATTGACGCTGCTTCTCAGATTCTGCAGCCTGGAATATACGTTCTTTCTCCCTTGTCTCTTCCCGGACCTTTGCCAATGCATCCTCCCGCCTGAGCAGGAAAATCACAACAACAAAAATAAGCACGGCCATTGGCCATTGATTTGCGATGCTTGCCAGAATGGTTTCCATCAATACTCTCCCCCAATATTTCCTCTGTATGTCTGATTAACCGCTCTTGTCACCAGCTGGGTGATCAAACCCTTGATCAGATCATATAATCCGGAGGCAACCAGACCAATCGCTAATCCATAAACGCCAACCCCAAACCAGTATACAAATAGAACATACCAATCCAATGATAGAGGCGGCCGCTCTGACATGACCATAAAGCCACTACCAAAGAACAGCCCCAAAAACAATGAAAGCACCAGCAACCCATTCCCCGTGATCAGCTGGCTACCATCCGGCTTTGTGAGGCGTTTCGCCCACTCCACCAGACCAAAAACAACAAACAATAATGGCACACCTTTGACCGCTGCCTGCAAAAATGACGTGAAGTCCATTCCTTCCATTCCCAGCTCCCTTCCCCAAAACACAAAAAAAGACCGTCAGAAAACTAAGCTCCTGACGGTCTATTGCCGCTCTATGGAATTACAACGATCTATTTAATTGTTTACCCAAACCACGCGGTCAATTGCCGCTACCTGTATTATACAGTCTTTCTAACCGTGATGCAATAGGTTAGGAATTATCTACTTCCCATTCAAGCTGAACATGCATTACCCAGGAAACAATAATCAATAATTTAGTAACAATCCAAACTTTGACTTTAAATTTCCATGATAATTTATAAGTCATTTTTACTTTAAGCTTTCCATAATCCGGGAAATCATCAACCGTAATTGTAAAATCATTTGGCTTATTTATTTTCAATTTCAAGTAATCCGGCATTCTCGCCATCAACTCCTCCTCAAACCTGAATCCTCAATCCTCTTCCCTAAACACCACCGGCTTCCCCTCCACCACATGCGAGATGCGATACACCAGCCAGCGCTTCACATCAATCCTCAGGGACCCAAACCCCCCAGCATCCTTTTTCAGGATCTCAAGCCGGTTCTTCAACTCCAAAGCCTGCTCTGTAGTCATACCCAACCAATCCGCCACAATCTGCGCTTCATCCATGATTTTCATCCTTGCCATTCAGACTAACAAACAATCCCAGCTTCGCC